TACACCATGCAACACGATGGTTCCCTTCCCTTGCGTCATGGCCCCTTGTACTCGAACGTCACACTAACGGTAGGCAGCGCCGTGGCCGTGGTCAGCCCGGTACCGCTGTTCTGCCACATGTTCACCCCGAGGTAATCGCCGGCCACACCGGTGACCGAGCCGGCGAAGAAAAGGCTAGTCACCCCAATGGCTTGAGCCGTGCCGATCACCTGTGTACCGTCCACGCCGGCGCCGTTCTTGAGCAGGTGCACGGCACGGCGCGCGGTTGCGTTGGCGGACCACGCCGCTAGCCCCATGAAGTCGTACGCCCCGGATATCGGCAGGGTGTAGCGGCTCGGGTTGGTGCCGGCGTCGGCCCACCCGTTGTGTGTGTCCCTGACGGCCGTGTCCCACTCCACGGGCACGTTGGTGTCGTTGTTCAGGGTCTGTGCGGCCACCCGCCGTAGCACCGCGTACGGCGCCGTCGTGGCGGTAGCGCCACCGTTGCGGCCGAGGATGATTGCCCGCCGGCCGTGGAAGGCAGGGTCAGCGTTGACTACCAGCGCCACCCATACCCGATCGCCGATCGTCAAGGCGCCCACCAGATTGTCAGGTACACCCAGCATCGGCGTGGTGTCGCCGTCCAGCCGGATCGTGAGCGGCGAATCGTCGGTAACCGTTGCCCACACGAGAAGGTTGCGGTGCGCCAGCACAGGCAGGAGTAGATCCATGTTGTTCATAGGTCGACCACCTCAACGAGTGTCGTCTTGACCAACGCTGTCGGGTCGAGCGCTATCGCCATCTTGGTGACGACGTGGCGAGCATCGACGCCGGCCGGCACACGCCGCAACCGCACCGCGTTGTTGAGTGTCAAGTCAGGCACCAAGGCATGGCGCACATCAACCGACGCGGTAGGCGACGTCAGCTCGATCAGGCGCCGGCGCGCGTACGCGTCCAACACGTCCTGGTCTGCTGCCTCAACACCCGTGGCGCTCGCGACGATCCACCGTCCACGCGCCGCGAACGAGTACGGCGAGTCGGGTTCCTCATTGGTGGCAACCGATATCAGCGCCTCAGTGTCACCCGAGCCTTGCCCTACCGCCACGAACTTGTTGGGGATCGCGAACAGGTCAACGTCGATCACAAACTCGGGCGAGTAGATAGACGTTGCGCCGTCAAGGAATTCGTACCGGATCGGGCGTGCGGCCGGCCTCACGTAAGGCTCACCGCGATACTGCCCGTTGCCGTCACACCACAGCGAGAAGTAGCCGGCCACGGCCAACAGGTCGTTGACGATACGAAGCTTGGCGGTGCCCGCTTCCCACGACAACGGCGCCGCGAGGGTAGCCGCGCTCGGTGTGATCGCATAGTTGGTCTCACCGCTAGACGCGATCACGGTCACCACCGCCGTGGTGATAACCGTTCCAGCGTCAAGGCTGTAGGTTCCGTCAACCGCGTCCTGGTCGAGTACGGTCAGCTTGTCTAGGAGCTTGGCTTCCCACACCCGCCCGGTATCGTCCCACTCCTGTGGTGCCTCACTGAACAGGAACATACCCAGCGGGATCTCTGGTAGCCCTTCGATGATGGCCACCGGGCGCACCCGATCGCTGAGCCAGTTCACCGTTTGCCCGACGTCGACAACGTCAAGGGCGCCACCAGATTTGATGGTTGCCCCGGTGCTGAAGTCGACGCTTCCCTTTACCACCCCGGTCAGTGTGCCCAGCGGCGCCTCGTCCTGGCTGTAAAGGTCATAGCGGAACGACGTCATGCGGTTGCCGGTAAGGATTTCCTGCTCGCTCAGCGCCCGTACAGGTACCAGCCCACCGGGCAGGAAGATGGTCCCGCTCCCGATGAGCGTCATGATTCCATCGGTCAGGCCAACCGAGTCTGTAGCCGTCTCGAACGTGGTCGGCTCCACCGTGGCCGTATCGGTCAGGCCGACTGAATCGGTCTGCGCCACCATCTTGGACACTTCCGAGATGATGCCGTCAGTCAGGCCAACCGAATCGGTGGCCACCTTGCCAGGCTGTTCCGAGTATGGGTCGCTCAGTCCGGCCGAATCGGTGCGGACCATGCCGATAGTTTTCGCCACGCCATCGGTACGCCCCACCGAATCGGTGTGTACCTTCGTGGGCACCATCGCCGTGGTGTCGGTCAGGCCGGCCGAATCTGTGTGCACGATAAGGGTTGCCGCCTGAACCTGGGACGTGTCCGTCAGGCCGGCAGAGTCGGTTACGGTGCGGTCCCACGCTCGGGTCAGGATCGGGCCGGCATCGGTCAACCCAACCGAGTCGGTTGCTACCTTGCCTATCGCCTTGGCCGATGTGTCGGTGAGGCCGGCAGAGTCGGTCTGTGTCACCGTGTGCGCGGTGCCCGATGCGGCGGCCGGGTTGATTTCGATCCACGCGAATTGCAGGTTAGTCGAGCTAGCGGCAGGGTTGAACCGCAGCGTGTTCGCCACGGTGTTGACATCGTCGGCCGTGGTGCGACGCGGGAAACAGTAGCTGATCTGACCCGAGCCGACGTTACCCGTACCGTCAAGGGTGCACCCGCTACCGGCGGTAGGTGCGCCCGTGGCATCCCAGTCGCACACCGACATCACGCCCCACCCGCCCGTTGATTCGGCCGTGTAGTTCTGCGCTATCGCGGTAGCCGACTGGGAGCCGGCCTTACCGGTCGCGCCGATCGGGTCGGTGGTGTCCTGCCCGGTGAAGACCCACACCCGGGCGGCTTTCTCCACAACGCTTGTGCCCGTAGTGGTGATGCTCACGGTCATGGCCGCGCTGCTCGTAACCGGCGCCGTCCAGATAGCAACCTGCCCGGACACTTGCGGGCCGGCGTCGACACGCGAGCGCCACTGCCTCAGCGTGTAGGTCAGTGGCGTACCACGGCTATCGGTGATGGTGGGCTGGTTGGGGTTGCTGCTGTTGCTGCTGTTGCCGGCAAGGCACACCACCAGCAGCGAGCCGGCCGGCGGGGGGCAGCTGGCAGAGGTCACCGTGCCGACAGTCGACGTGGTAAAGACGGCCGGCGCCGACGCATCGAGAGCTAGCGTCACGGTGCAACCACCCTTCCACGTCGCGCGTTAGATGGTTAGACGCCGAGGAACTTCGCGTTCCATGTGATCACAAGGCTGTCACTGGCCAGCTTGTTGATAGCGGTAAAGATGATGCGGTGACTCGTGTTCGCCGCTGTGCTGGTCGCATCGGTAGCCGCGTCGTTGACTATCACCGCTTCCGTGATAGCCGCGTTGGTCACGTCGCCGGCCGCCCACGTCACCTTGTACTGGCCGTTGACACCAAGGCCAGCACCAAGGTTCTGAACCACCGGGAAGCTTGCGTCAAACAGGTTGTTCGAACCGGTGATGTAGGTGACCATGGCGGCGCCGGCGCCAGCCTTAGACACCGCCGTGGTACCGGTGCCCAGCTTCATACCGGTCATCTTGGTGGGCTGTGCCGGCGCGGCCGGCGCTACCAGAGCGATCGCCATGCCGGCGTAGTAAAGGTCACCCGCGTCGGTGATGAGGTTGCCGGCGCGGCGCTCCTCTTTCAGGTTGCCGTCCTTGTCGAACAGCTCGATCAGCACCGTACCCGTGAACTGTGATGCGGGTGCAATGTGCGACGACCCACCGACGTGAGCGGTCACCCCGCCAGGTCCTTCCGCGCGCACCTCGTGAAGGTCGGTCAGGCCGGCCCGATCGCTTAGGTTCTGCTCCATGTTGGTCATGGCGACACCTTACCTTTCATGTCCTCGCGCACGGGCGCAGCGGCCATCCAGGGCACGTAGGTCTTCATCCATACCTCAACCCCGGGAATGGCCATCACGCGCGTAGCGGCGGCTATGGCGCCCAACGCGCCGGCCACCCACGGGACGGAGCTCAAACCGAACTCCCCGATGATGGCCGGCACGAACGGCAGTATGCCCACGATCGCGGCGAGCGCCGTGCGAGCGGTTGCCCGCCACGGGTGCCGCGTCTGGGTCGTTGGCGTGGTAAGCATTTTGCGGTGCCCCCTATTCGGTGTAGTCGGCTTCGTTCAGGTCAATCGAGACGATCGCCCACCGATGGTTTTCCCGATCGGTTTGCACACTGGCCAGCGACACCCACGCGCGCCGGCCAGTCGGCTCACGCCACAGCATGACACCGCGTGCCCTGCCGATAGCCTCCCACTCGTCCGCAGTCGACGAGTCATCGCGCAGTGTGCCCGACACAGACAGGCCGAGGTTTACCGCGTCTCCTTCAAGCTGGACGGGTTTTTCACGGCCGGCGAAGTTGTGCAAGACCCGTTGCCGCTTCACCTCGGCGCCGAACTTGGGCGCCGCTTTCATCCTGACGATTTGCTCAAAGCCAGGGCCGGCGGACAGGAACGACCAATACGCTTCGTCCGTGATGGCGATGACCTCAGCTGAGACGGCCGAGGATGGCAGCGCAGAGAACGCGATCGCCCGATAGGTGTTCGTGCCGTGGATCGTTGGCGTGGTGTCGAGCACGGTCGCCGTGGGCGGGTCGTCGATCAGCACCACCCCGGTAACCAGCGTCACCCACTCCCCGCCGTTGATCGAGCGTTGAAGGGTTACCGTCGCGATGGCCACGGTAACCCCGCCGATGACGTCGTCTCCCACGATGGTCAGCGCCATCGATCCAGAGTTGCTGTCGTACAACGCGGTCACGGTGACCGACGCCGGCGGTAGGTAGGTGACGGTGAACTCTTGGCTATCCAGCGCCGACGTGAGGCCGGCGGCCGAGGTGACCGCCACGGTGACTGTGTAGGTGGCGCCGTCTTCGCCGGCCGTGGTGAACGCGCCGGTTAGCTCGGTCGTCCCCGAGATCTGTTCCAGCAGAACATCATTGGTGTCGTACAGGATCGCGACCCATGCCGCTTGTGCGCTGCTCTGCTCTTGGAAGTAGGTCCACGTCACGGACAGGGCCGACTGGTTGATCGATGCGGCCGGCGCGCTGATCGTCACGGTGGGCTTGGCGCTGGTGACGAACGTCGACTCAGCGGAGTATGCGGATATGGTGCCGTTCTGGCCGCTGGTCGCTACCTTCCACGTGATCGTGTGGCCGTTGGTCAGCGTGGCAGCGGTCATCGTGAACGACGAGACGGCCGAGGTTGTCGGCCCCACCGTCACGAATGAGCCGGCGTCTTTCTTGTACTGCAAGCGGTACTGCACTTGTGGCGTACCGTCAGCCGGGTTGTGTTGCCACGTAAAGACTATCGCCCCGGTCGCGTCCTGCGCCGCTCCCGTGGGTACCAGGGCGGTAGGCGGGTTGGCCGTGGCCAACAAGGTGACCGTGTTCGAGGTGTTCGAATAGGCAGAGTTGAGGCTGCCCGTGGTCGAGCGTGCCCGTATCCGGTAGGCGTGCGTCACGCTGGTCGATGGCGACGCGTGCTCGTAGGTGATGACACCACCGGACACCGACGTCAACTCGCTGAACGCGCCACCGTTCTGAGACTCCTCGATCCGGATTCCGTACTCGGAATAGTTGACGTTGTTCGCCCAGTCAAGCCTGATGTTGTTGTTACCCAGCTTGGTTGCCACCAGCCCAGACGGCGCCCCGGGTGTCGTCCAAATGTCCCCGGTCTCAGGGCCTGTGATCTCAACACCGTTGGCGCCCAACACATTCGGGCGGAAGCGGTACTTGTGGTTGGCGACGATGCCGGTATCCGAATAGGACGCGACCACGCCGAGGGTTGCACGCAGCGCCCACCCGCCGGCATCGTCACGGCGGTACAGCTTGATATTGCTGTACGCGGCCGGCGTCGCATCGTTGTTCGTCCACGCCACCGACGCTTGCGTATCGCTGACCCGCGTAGCGCTCGCGCTGGTCGTGGCAGCCGCATTCGCGTACGGGCGTGCCGGTATCCCCCAGAAGATCGTCACGTTTGGTGTGATGCCGTTGAAGACACCGTTCACCGTGGCGTCTATCTGTATCGTCCCCGGGGACACGCCGTAGCTACCGCCCGGGTAGTTGTAGGTGACCGTGATGGTTTGCGGGCCGGCCTGCTGCGGTGTCAGGCTGTTGCTGGTGTTCGTCCACGCGATCGAGGAATCGCTGAGTCCGCCCACGTTGCTTGACAGGTCAAAGGTTTGGTTGTCGTTGAACGACGATCCCTCATAGCCTGACTGGTTCGGGCCAGGCTGCACCCAACAGTTGAACGTCAGCACGAACTGAGTCGAGCCGTTGTTAGGTACGGACGCGCCGATCACGTCGATACCGGCACGCATACCGGTGCCGCTGTTCAGTTCGTAGGCGCCCCACTGAATCGTCACGTTGCCGCTCCTGCTGTTGCGAAACCTCTACGGCTGTTGTTGCGCAGCATCTTCATGAAGTCCTCAAACGTCTTGAGCTGCTTAAGGTCTTCCATGCTCAGCGTTACGTACACGTTGATGACGTCACCGCCGGCGCTACCGCCGGCGCCGGCCTGTGCTTGAGCGCGTGGGATGACCCGCTCGCCGGCCTGTAGCACGGCCACCACGTCTTGCCCGGGTGTGCCCGGAACGATACCGCCACGGTGGAACGTGGGCAGCCTTGGCGCCGAGAACGTCTTGCCGCCGATCAGCGGCACCCACGCGGGTACGGTGAACGACAGCCGGCCAACGGAGTTGTTCCACGCGTTGGCGATACCGTTGAACGCGGCCTTCCACGGCCCCGATATCGTGCCGGCGATACCGCTGAACACAGCGCCTATCTTGCCTGGCAGCGCAGAAAGCCAGTCCCACACGGACATAGCTACGCTCTTGATCGCACCCCACGCGACGCGCCACGCGTCCTGAAACCAGGTCGTCTTGGTGGCTATCAACACAATGATGGCGATCAGCGCTGCTATACCCACGATCAGAAGTCCGATCGGGTTCGCGGTGAGTGCCACGTTCAGTAGCCACTGGACGCCTGTCCACACAGCGGTTGCCGCCTTGGCCGCGCCTTGCGCCACGGTGGAAGCGGCCGTAGCTATCGTGTTTCCGATCGTCGCTATCTTCACCTGTGCAAGGGAAATCAGCACCGGCGCTAGACCGCCGGCTAGGTCGGCCCACCCTTGGATGTAGGCGCCCATGCCCACCTTGGCCGGCCCCTGCATAATCGTGGCCGTACCAGACATGATGTCGACGACACCGATCAGGTTCGATTCTGCGCCATCGGCTTTGTCGCCCATCCGGCCCATGGCGTTACCGTGCTCGTCGACTGCGCTGGTCGATGCGCCTACCTTGTCGCTCATCGTCTTCGCGCCGGCGCCCACCTTATCGAAGGACTTTTCCAGCTTCTCAGTGTCGCCGGCAAAGGTGAGTGTGACCTCGTTAGGCATATCAGTCGACCTCTATTCCGGCAGCCCTGACAACGTCAAGTAGGGCGGTAGTCATCAGTTCGAGGAATTCGCCCGAGTCGCGCTTAGCGAAATAGACCGGGTAAAGGTAGCGGCCACCTTTGATGAATGGGCGTGGTGTCGGCCGGCCTTTAATGCGACCCTCCCCGCCGTAATCCAACCAAGGATAGTGAGGCGCCTTACGGCCGCCGGCGCGTACCTTGACCCTGTCCTGCCCCGACGTGGCTTTGATCGATGACTTCGCTTTACCGGTGCGGCTAGGCATCTTCGCGCGAGCGGCAACGATGACGACATCGGCCACCCCGTTGAGCGCTAGCCGCAACGTCTTTGGTAGCGAGTCGTCTATCTCTTTGATGCCCTTGGAAAATTTGGTGAGGCCAGTAATTTTGACCGCGTCGGACATGCCCTCACCTCATCCTCAAGATTTGCCCTTCAACTCTTCCAACTCTTGCCGTTGTGCTATGCGCTGGTAGTAGATATTCCAGTGCAGAAATTCAGCGTTGCTCATTTGCTCCCGCATTGCCGCTACCGTCATCGTCAGCTTTTGCGCTAGGTAGTACTCGAAATTCGGCGTCGGGATCGTCCTCGAATTTCTTATACACCTCCTTGTCCGGCTTGGGTTTCTTCGCCGTGGCGTACCCGGAAAGCTCGGTGATTTTGTCGCTGACCGGTTCCAGTTCGTTGGCCGGCGACGCTTCCTGTAGCTCGCCCACGGCGCCGCACTTCTCGCACTCGTCGGCGCCTAGGCTGTGCAACTTCGGCCACGGCATCATGAACATGGGATTGATCAGACCCATAGCCAACAGGCGTCGGTCTTTCTCTTCGCTGTCCGTGGCCTCTTGAACGTGCACGGCCTCTTTGCGGTTGAGGGCACGCACCCGCACCGTACCCACCCCGGGGATCTCCACGTCTTCCTCTTGCAGGCGCGGCGTGAGTAGCCGTGCCTTAAGGTCTTCGTCGTCGCTCACCGTTTACCCCCTATGATTGCGTGGTCTTGGCGACCAGTCCTGACACTGTCATCTTCGCGGCCCACTTGATGTAGTCGGCCACCGGGTTGGTTTCCTTGTACTCATCCACGAACGCCTGAAACGTCTGTAGCGGCTTGCCGCTACCGGTGCCCTCTGGCTTACGGGTCACCGTAACCACGGTGCCGACAAGCGGCTCAAGGATCGCGCGGGTACCTGTGCCGGCCGTGCCGTCGTATAGCCCGTCACAGACGAACTCGCCCGTACGTAGCCCGTCACCGCCGAAGGTGTGATCGTCGGCGCCGTAGCCGGTCGTGTCGTGCTTGTCCGCACCCCGCGTGAATTCGCTGTTCTTGGTCCACGCCGAGATGTCCCCAGCCGCGACCGTGATCTGTGTGCGCTTCCCGTGTCCGAGAGCCATGTCAAACTCCTTGCCCTGCAATGGTTAGGTCTGCGAGTACGGCCATATAGGGAACATCTTTTATCTCAACCTCAGCGAAGGTGATGAGCGTGACGGTCAGCTCATCGAACGCGGTATACGCGCCGGCGTCGACCCCATCCTCAAGGATCGACACCAGCCCGGTCGGTGTGTCGTTCACGAATTGCGCTGCGGCCGTACGGGTCTGGCGTGCGTTGGGTGGACCTAGCACGAGCATCACTTGCAACCCCATGGTGGACACGCCACGGTGATAGGTGCCGTGCGGGTCGATCTCATCGGGATAGGACACGATCGCGCACGGCGGTAGCAGCGTCTGACCTACCTCGAACTTGCGCATGCCGTCCATGGTTTCCAGCCGCGCCGCTATCTGTGTCATTGACGCGTCCCAGTCCACGGCTCAGCCCACCTTACGCGGCCGGCGTAGGCCACGCAGCGACACGGCAACGTCAGGGTCTAGCTGGGACAGCAGCCGCAGCTGTGACTCTGGTGAGCCGGCGATACCGAACGCGGCATCACGCCTAGCCAGGAAACGGTTGATCTGTAGCCGTGTACCCAGCGGCACCTGTGCCGGGAATGCCGTCCACCCGAACGGATTCGCGGTGACCGATACCTCGAACTCTAGCCCGGTCGGCACCACGGGCGCGGTGCGCTTGAAAGTGATTGCCTCCCAAGGCTTGCCCTCTTGCGGCGCGTTGACAGGTTCCTTGGTGTACTCGGTAGCGGCCACCCCATCGACGCTGATCGTCAGCCCCGACGCGCTCTGGAAGTCGTCCGTGTCGACGATCCACCGCTCCCGCTCATCGTCATACCAGGCCGTGTAAAGGCGTTCCTCAGCACCGGCCGTCTTACCGAACTGGCGGTTACAGTGATCGTCGATACCGCGCGAGGCGGCCGAGATGATGAGCGCTATCTCAGCGTCGTCTAGTTCGTCCGTCACCGCCAGACGTACCCACCTCTTAGCGTCTTCCAACACGACGTAATCAGGCGCCCATGCCATCGCGGCCACCTCCTCTCAACGCTCTACAGGCCGGTCAGTCCTCGACGATGCGAGTCTCACCAGTCGTGGGGTTGGATGCGGTCACCACACCCGTTTCCGGGTCGGTGGTCAGGGTTTCCCCTGTGTCCGGATCGATGGTTGTCTCCACCGCCGGCGTGTTGATAACCACGTCATCGAGTGTGGTCACCTCACCCTTGATTGTCTCGCCCGTGTTCGGGTCGATGCGGTCCGCCTCAGTCACGGTCACCACGCCGCTAGCGCGGTCGAGCGTGTAGCGGGCACCCGATACCGGATCGACCGCGCTACCCGACGATTCGAGGTCGTGACGCATGCCCTCAGACATGAACGGCTTGAGCCGCTTGGGTTGCGCCTGCACCCCTGCCCCGGTGAGCGGCGCCACGTCAGCCGTGGTCACCACGTTGTCAGCCTTGTCACCCGTCCGCTTGCCTTGCCCTGTTGCCATTGTCCCTGTGTCCCTTCACGATGGCTCACGATGTGCACCCCGCCCTGTCGATGGGACAGGGCGGGACGTTGCCTAGCTGGCTTACGTGGTCGGGTCGTAGATGACCTCACGCACACCGGTCAAGTCGGTGCACGCCAACGCCTTGTAACCCCAGATACCGACGTGGATCGAATCCACCTCGATCTGATCGAACGTCAAGCGCTGCGGCGCGCTCGCCCACCCGGACACGTCGGCCCGATCGAACAGGTACGACGATGCCGCAACCGCACCAGTCGCGGCGAGCGCCCACGCTGGCCGGCCGATCAGACCAGCGACCAGGATGGACGAGAAGAACTCGCCCGTGGTACCGGTCGCGTTGGACGCACCCACCACCGGGAACAGCTTGCGGCCGGCCGTGTCCTTCGCCGAGATCAGCCGCTTGTACAAGTCGACCTGAACGAAGAAGTCCCGCATGCGGAAACCGCCACGGATGAACTGGAGCGGCGCCAGCTGGTCAGTCAGCGACGCTTCCAGCGCGGCGTCAACCGCGTTGGTCGTGATGGTCAGACCGGTCGGGGTCAAGCCGTCCAGCAACGCCACGGCCGACGCCTCAAGGGCTTCGAACCAGCCGCGCACCATCTGAGTCCAGATCAGCCCCGACAGTTGCGGGTTGCCGCCCTGATCCCACGCGAGCCGCGAGATCTTCACCTTGCCGCTTACCGCGCTCGGGGTGATGGTCTGCGACGTCGCGACGAACGTGCCCGCTGTCGGCTCGGTACCTTCGGAGTGCGCACCGACCAGACCCGATGAGCTTGAGAACTTGGGGAGGATGAACGGGGTTGCGTTGTCGATCGTCCCCTTGTTGATCGCGTTCCAAATCGGGTACTCGTATTCCTGCTGATCCACGTACAGATCAGGCCGGCCGGTCGAAGGGTTCAACGATGCCGCGTCGGCCGCGCTGACGAACTGCGCCGACGTCATGCCCCGGGCGTGTGCCTCCATGCGGTTGAAGTAGTCCGTCATGAAGGTGGTTGCACGCGTCAACGCCTCAGCGTTGTTGTCCCGCAACCCTTGGATCACGTCAGTCGAGAAGTCGAACTTGCCGGCGCGAAGGTTGCCCTTGCGATCGAACACGTACGCCGGCGGTTCGGTCGTGGCCGTGACCGCTGTCGGACGGGTCGGGTTGACCACCGGGCGTGTCTCGGCCGGCAGCTGCTGCGCCGGCACACCGATACCGAGCAAGGCTTGCAGGTGGCCTTGCGCGGCGAGGATGCCGAGCTGGTCAGCGGACAGGGCGAACGCGGCCGTTGCCGGCGCGGCCTGTGCGGGTGCGGGTACGCCGGCCAAAGCCTGAAGCACACCCGGGGTAGCGACCAGCGTCTGTAGCTGCTCAGCGGAAAGCTGAAGCGCCGGCGCGGCCGGCACTGCGGCCGGCTGGTTGGCCGGCGGGTTGTTCTGTGGACGGGAAGCGCACGCCGCCCCTGGCGCGTGCCGCGTACCGCAGACGGCGCAATCTTCCATTGCGGTGCCTCTCTCTTGTGTGGCAACAACTTTCGTGATCCTTGCATCGTCAAACGCTGGCATGGCAGTGATTGACGTTTCGGTCATCGTGCACCGGTAGACGTCCCAACAGTCATCTTTGCTGTTGTACAGGCAATCTTCGTCTAGGTCGAATTCCACGCCGGCGCTTAGCCCGTCATAGACTTCATCCTCAGCGTCGATCAGGACGTCGGTAGCGGCCTGGCTACGGCCGAGCTTGTACTTGCCGTTGACACCCGCCTTGGTCTGTGTCAGGCCGAGCGCCTTACCCACGGCCGTCATGTGGTCGATCAGGAACTTGACGCGGCTCACCGGGGTTGACCATTCGGCCGAGCCTGGCATGAACCGGAAACCCATGCCGTACTTGCGCACGATCTTCCCGTACGGCAGCGCCATACCCCACACGGTGCGGGTTTCCTGCTCCACCCGGAAGTCAACCTTCACCGCGTCAAGCTGAATGCTCTGCTTACCGTGCAACGTGACCGGCCTGTCAATGGTCGGCGCGTTGAAGCGCAGCGCCGTCCGTGAGCTGTTCTGCATCATGTCCTCCGGGTTGTCCTCTCCGGCCGCCTCGCGTGCTATGCGCTCGGCCTCAGCCACCGGGTCAGGCGCCGGCGCTGGTTTCTCCTCCGGCGGTAGCGGCGGCCGGCCGATCGCGTGGCGAATCTCATCGCGGGTCAGTACGTCGATCTCGTGGTAACCCTTGTGCACGGCCAATTGCTCCGTGGGGTTGGACTTCAGGTAGTCCTCCAGATCGAGGATGACCCGATGCCCACGGCGGGTGACGTCACCCATCGACAGACGCTGTGTGATGGCCAGCATGTACGGCGCCAGCACATCGTTGAGCCGATCGCGCCGGCGGTCAACCGCATTAGCGTACGTGCGTGAAGTGGTTGACACGCCTAGGTCTTCAGGGTCCAACCCCAGCAGGTTCGCTATCTCAAGGGTGGCCTGCTTTTGCAGCTCTACCAGCTGCATCTGTTGCGGGGTAGGAGCATCGACCGTGTTGTACTTCATTGATGCTGGAATCCAGCCGGTAGACCGCTTCTTACGCGCATCACGCCACCTGGCCAGGATCTTCTGAACCTCGCCGTCCTTGATCTCTTCGGCCCCCTCGGCAGGGCTGAAGTAGTCCAGCGGCCTAGGGTCGCTGGCGTACATGCCGGCCGACGCGTCCAGCAACAGCCATCGCCGGATCGCCTTAGCACCGCCACCGTTGGTGATGCCCGGGTTAGGCGAGTCGAATCGGATCACCCGGGTAGCCGACACCTCGCGGCCGTCGATCCACACCGACGCACCGCGCGGGTCTTGCCCGTGGGGTAGCGGCGAGAGTGACCGGTGCGTGGGCGGGGTGAGGCTCACCGTGCCAGGGTCGCGCCGGCACGCGTGTACCGGGTAGTCGAACGCGTCAACGGCGGTGATCTCCCACCAGGCGATAGCGTCGAATATGAGATCTTCGATCGTCTGTGCGAGCGTGACCACGTTCGCCACGTCAGGATCTATCTGTTCGAACAGCGGGTTACGTTGCACCACATTGGATTGGTTGAGCTGCACTATGGGAAGTGTCGCGATCGCGCAGAGCTGGTTACGGCCGCGTCGTACGGGTGCCACCGACAACGCGGCCTCACGGCTGACTGTAGCCCCGGTCAGGGTCCGCATCTCGAAGAGAACCTGATCGATCGGGCGTGGCGCCGACTCCGAGAAGGCAAGCCGTTTCCAGGACGCGACGAAACGCGGCAAGAGAGTACTCCACCGGATCGCCATGCGGACAGGCTAGCAGGCAAGATTCCTAATCTTCATCGTCGCCGACCAGGATTAGGCGCGGCTTGCCGACCGGTGCGGGTAGCATGCGCGCCAGATAGACGGCGCCGGCCGTGGCGTAGGCAGCGTCACAGTGCCCGCCTTTACGCGAGATCACCCACCGGTCACCCCACGGCAAACGTTCTGCGCCAAGGACATGCGCGTTCAACAGAGGATCATCTGAATGGACGATCGCCAATTTGTTGACCTGTTCGTCCAGCCCCATGCACACGTCGGGTAGCTCACCGCGAATGGTCTCCATCTTGCAGCCGGCGGGTAGCCAGTCCGGCCGCTTGTCGCTGCCCTTCGGCCGCAGCTCGGCGCCGTACGCGGCGGCCGGCCCACCCGGTAGCCAACCGAACGCACGCGGTTTGATCCTGCCCACGGCCGTCTTAAGCTCGGACACCAGCCGCGCCATGTCGTCACCTGACCAGGCGGCTACCGCCTCAACGCGGCACCGACCATCGGGCAGGACAGCGGCAGCTACCAGCGTCGCATGCTGGTTGTCCGGCGACACGTCGAATAGGACGGCCACCCGGGTACGCACGCCGGCCAGGTCTCCAGGGACGTGGCAGTCTTTCCACTTGAATTCGTCATACGCCGGTTTGAGGTTGTGCACCGACATGCACATGGTTTCGGTCTGGAATTTGCGCAGCTTGTCGCCACCGGTGCGCAGCGCCTTAGCGCCCTGGCGCACCATGTTCGCGCCGTCCATCGTCCTGTTGAACTGTGGGTTAGCTGCGGCCAACGCGCGGGGATCGTCGGCGCGTGACCCTTCCGGCGCGCTGTACTCAAACCAGGCGGTACGCGGGTCGCCTTCACCCGTGCGGATGAACTCCATAGCTTCCGCGCGTGCGTCGTTGAGTACCACGCTCTTGTCACTGCCCATGTTGGACGGCAGCCACAGCTGAGCATCGGGCACGTTCTCCATCGCCGACTCAACGGCGCCCATCGCGGAATAGTCGTGGTGCTGGCGTACCTCGTCGCACACGCCACGGTGCACGGTGAGCGACCGGCCGCCCTCCTCGTTGGACGCGGCTATCTTGTACCGCGACAGTTCGTCAGGGTCTTGCTCATCCGAGGCGTAGCACCAACACTCGTGCTGGCCGTTGGTTTCGCGTGTCCACTTGCGAACGGGCAATCTTCTTTGCACAGAAGGATCTGGAGATTTCCTTATCAGCTTGACAAGTTTTGACCACGATTCTTTTGCATAATCCAATTGTGTTGACGTGCCAAGGATTAGCGGCACGCTCGCTACGAACATCCAATACCCGGACAGCATGACGGGTATCTCTGTCTTGCCGTTCTGCCGGCCCACGATGACCCACACGTAACGGAAGCGCGGCCACCCATTCGGCAACAGCTCACCGCCGTGGATCGCCACCCAGCGCTGCCACGGGTACGGCGGCCGGCGCAGCGAATCCCGCGCGAACTCGACCCAATCGAAACCCTCGCTGGTGTCCTCGGTCAGCGCACAGCCACAGCCACACGGGCCAGGCTCACCGGTCACCAGCGGCGCCGTGAAGATGCGCGGGGTGACGCTACCCAGTACCGCCGGCTCGGCGTGCGCGGCGAGCGCGTAGCTCATCGGCTTTTCCCTCCGGCTCGGCCGCCGGCGTCTCTGGCTCAACCTCGGGCGCCGGCGCCGGCAGCGGCACGGCAGCCCTGGCACCCCGTGCGCCCGGGGTCAGCCCGAGCTGGACAAGGCACGCGAGGTACTTCGGGCCGAGGTCGCTCGCCACGGTGTGCGCGGCGAGCGCGTCACGAATCTTGGCTACCGCGTTCACGTCGGCTTTGGCGGTCACCACCCGGGCGATCCGGTCGAGGGCAGGCCGGTAGCTGGCTGGCAGCGCGGCAGCGTCCAGCAGGATGGCGTAGCGCCGAGCTAGGGCGATCGCGGCGCCGTCCCTGTCCGAGGGGGTCCAACCCCGCAGCGACGCTCTCAGGGCCTTCTGCGCGGGTCCATCGGTCATGACCTGGCCATGTCCATATCGTCCCGGTCCGTTTCGTCCAGGTCGCCGGCAAGCTCGGCCGCCGCATCGGCCGCCGCGTCCAACGCCTCAACCAGGCGCCGATCATCGCCGGATAGACGCAACTCCATATCGATCCACGTCGCCATCAGAACACCACCGGCCAGTCAAAACCCCAGGACAGAAAACTCACGGCGATCTCCATTCTTGCAGGTCGGGGAGAGGGAAAACGGACAG